TGACAGTGTGACTTCAACTGGTTCTGCGATAGGACCGGTAGCGTGACATCTCACACACCCCCCTCTTTAGAGGGGGGGTGTAATGTCACACTGACGGTATCGGGACATTTATCTAGCGTGACACGTAGAGTTTGTGGAGAGGGAGAGTGAAGATGGAGCAGATGAGTTTGACGGGGCTAGATGAGGTGAAGCCGACGTGCGCGTCGTGTCACTACTGGTATGGCAATCGGAGTGGTGATCGCATGGGGTGGTGCCGAAGACACTCACCGAGAACCGTGTACGGAAAGGATCAGACGAAGTTCCCGGAGATGTGGGGTGGCGAGTGGTGCGGAGATTACCGCGAGATGAAGCAGGGGGATGGAAGATGAAGCCAGTTGCCGTGTTGCCGGTTGCGAGGATCGGCGTCGGGACGTGTGGGGAGTGTCGCTACTGGTTGAGGGATCAGGAGCAGGATGACAGTGGCGAGATCGTGGGGGAGTGCCGCAGATCGCCGCCGACGTTCACGGTCGTGTTCGTGCCGGAGGAGCCGACGCCGTTTGTCTCAGGGTCGAGCGACTGGCCGTCGGTTGCCGACGACGCGTGGTGCGGCGAGTTCTCGCCGAAGTACGGGAGGCAGTGATGGGCAAAGCGGCAGCCGCATCCCGGCGCGTGATCATCGGCGATCAGGAGTACCACGTGGCGCAGGCCAGAGCGCGGGACGTGCAGTACGCGCTCGAGCCTCTCGACAGGACGGCGAAGGAGTTCGAGGGGCGGTGGGGCTGCGAGCGGCTGATCCGTCTCGTCGCTCCGGCCACAGCCGCGAAGGTCGGTGCCGTGCAGCGCCGCCTTGATGACGCCATCGCGATGAACAACGCGGAGGGCGTGGCACGAGACGCGGCGATCATGCAGCGTGCGTGGCAGGCGATGCAGGACGAGGCACTCGCGGCTGGTCACGCGCCACAGCCGACCGGCGTCTGGTCGATTGACTGGAAGGGCGAGGCGTGGACGGTCGTGCTGGATCGGGCAGACCTAGACACGGTCGCTCGTGCGGCGGAAGATGCCGGGCGTGTCGTGTCGCTCAACGAGCTGCTTCTCGCGTATAACGAGTATCGGACGCGGATTACGGATGCGGTGAAGGCGACGTTCGCCGGGGCCGAGGTGGTCGCGATACGGCAGACGGAACTCGGTCGCGAGATCGACGACGAGATACCGTTCTAGGAAGGCGCAGGACGGCTGCGCGTGCGGTTTAGGTAGGTGGGTATGGAAAACGTAACGGATGCCGCTCAGCGGCGCTCGTACAGCGATACAGGGGTGGTCTATGGTCAGAGATGAGCTTGATGCGGTCGAGGAAGGGGTGGATGGAAACGCGAGTTGCGGTAGTATGATACCACCTACTAAGATAGTTGCGGTCAGGGATGAGAAGGGGCGCATCCAAAAGGGATCGACGGCGATGAATCCGGGAGGGTTCAGCAAGAGGCAGTTGCAGCTGAAACGGGCGATAGACGCGCTCTCGCTGCCTGCAATCGCCACGCTCGCCAGATTGCTCGACAGCGAGAACGCCGGGGCTGCGCTGGGTGCGGCCAAGGAAGTGCTTGACCGGAACCTCGGCAAGGTGCGCCAGCGCGTGGACGTGGACGTATCGGTCGAGCATACGCACGTCATGCACCTCGATGCGCTGAAGCGCCTGAACGACAAGGCGAGGCAGACCGCTGACACGATAGTGATCGACCACGTCGCGTCCGAATAGGGCTTGCTCATGCGGGACGTGACGCGGGACAACCGATAGCGTCCCACTGAAACGGTGGTTGACATATGGGACGCGGCGTCCTACAACGTCTAAGGCTTGGCGGTGCGGGAGGGGAATCGGGTGGCGGGAACGCGCCAGACCCCCCCCGGCCCCCCGGCTGGCGGGGGCGGCTGCTGCAATGACCCCCCCGCCCACCGCACACACAACGCACAGGAACACGAAAATGGAAATCGGATACACGAGAACAAGCACCACGGAACAGGTCGCCGGGTACGAGGCACAGCAGCGCGACTTAGCTGCAGCCGGAGCCGAGCGCATATTCGCCGAGCAAGTGTCGAGCGTCGCCAAGCGCGAGCAGCTCGACGCCGCGCTTGACTACTTACGAGATGGAGACGTGCTCATCGTGACGAAGCTCGACCGGCTCGCACGCAGCGTCGGCGACCTCGTCGGCATCGTCGACCGCATCGAGAAGCGCGGCGCATCCCTACGCATCCTCGCCATGAACCTCGACACGCGCACTCCCACGGGCAAGCTGATGCTGAACGTGATCGGCAGCGTGGCGCAGTTCGAGCGTGAGATGATGCTGGAGCGCCAGCGTGAGGGCATCGCGAAGGCGAAGCGCGACGGGAAGTACCTCGGGCGCAAGCCGACGGCGATGGCCAAGGGCGACGCCGTGGTCGAGCTTATCGCGCAGGGTATGGCCCCGACGCAGATCGCCAAGCGCTTGGGCATAGCGAGATCGTCTGTCTACCGCGTGATCGAGGCCAAGCTGCAGCCATAGCGTCACCCCCACCCCCCCCTACCCGTCACGATATTTCACAGCGCGTCACGAAAATTCACAAAGTTGTGGTATTCGTGACGCGTTTTCATGTGGCGGGACAGCGATATGGTTGAGCGGATACCGTTGCGCGTGAAGCAGATCGACCACCTCACGCGCAAGATCATCGTGCGCGAAGATGGGTGCCACGTGTGGACGGGCACGATATCGCAGGGCGGGTATGGCGTGATGGTGATCACGGACGGCGGTCAGCGGATACGCGCCCGTGCGCACCGCATCGCGTATCAGATTGCGCACGGCGAAATACCAGACGGGTTGTACGTATGCCACAGCTGCGACGTGAAGCTGTGCGTGAACCCCGACCACCTGTTTGCGGCGACGCAGGCCGAGAATATGCGTGACATGTCGCGCAAGAGCAGGGCGCGGAACGAGCACAATTACGAGGCGTCTCCCGTCGCGATAGAGATGCTGAAGCGCGGCGCGTATCAGGTCGACATACAGCGGATCACCGGCATCCCATTGCTTCAGCTGCGCGAATTGGCTAGACACGTCGGCGTGGAGCTACGCCTGAAGGGGAGCAACGATGGCCGCTACTGACGCAGCAACGACGTTCGACGAGTTCATATCTCTTTATCGAGACAACCCCGTCGGCTTCGTGCGTGACGTGCTCGGCCAGTCGCCGACGAAGTGGCAGGAGGACGCCCTGCGCAAAGTCGCAGCAGGTCGCCGGCGCATCAGCATCCGCGCCGGTCACGGTGTCGGTAAGAGCACTGTCTGCGCGTGGGCCGTAGTCTGGTTTATGTGTACGCGCTTCCCGCAGAAGACCGTGATGACGGCACCCACCGCCGGGCAGTTGTTCGACGCTCTCTTCTCCGAGCTGAAGGCGCAGGTCAACCGCCTGCCCCCGGTGCTGCGCGACAGCTTTGACGTGTTCAGCGACAGGATCGCGCTGAAGGGTGCGCCCGAGAGTTCGTTCGCATCGGCACGCACGTCGTCGTCCGACCGGCCAGAGGCTCTCGCGGGTATCCACAGCGAGCACGTATTGCTGATCATCGACGAGGCGTCAGCCGTGCCTGAAGCCGTGTACGAAGCCGCAGCCGGTTCGATGTCGGGACACTCGGCCTGCACGATCCTGATCGGCAACCCGACGAGAAATAGCGGTATGTTCTACAAGACGCACCACGAGCTGGCGAGCGACTGGGAGACGATGCACGTAAGCTGCGTCGACAACGCTCTCGTGTCGTCGGACTTCGTCGACCAGATCAGGACGACGTATGGCGAGGAGAGCAACGCGTATCGCATCCGCGTGCTGGGCGAGTTTGCTGTAGCCGACGACGACACGCTGATCGCGGCTGAGATCGTCGACAGCGCGATGACGCGTGACGTGTCCGGCACTGAGCATGACGTGATGGTGTACGGCGTCGACGTCGCACGCTTCGGGTCTGACCGGTCGGCATTGTGCAAGCGCCGGGGGAATGTCGTGATCGAGGTGAAGTCGTGGGGCGGCCTAGACCTGATGCAGCTCGTGGGCGCAATCGTCAACGAGGCCAACATCGACCGGCCCGACGAGATATGCGTCGACACAATCGGCTTAGGCTCGGGCGTCGCTGACCGCTTGCGAGAGATGGGCTACAACGTGCGCGACGTGAATGTCGCTGAGACGTCTGCGATGAACCCAAACGCCAACCGGCTGCGCGACGAGCTGTGGCTCTCGGTGCGCGACTGGCTGTCAACACGCGGCGTAAAGATACCCAACGACGCGTCGCTGCGGCACGAGCTGGTCGCTCCGAGGTATACGTTTACGTCCACCGGCAAGATCGTCGTGGAATCGAAAGACCTGATGCGCAAGCGCGGTATGAGGTCGCCCGATCTTGCTGACGCGCTGTGCCTGACGTTTGCCGGCAATGCTGCGCTGGTGGGCGGCAGGGCGTCGTCGTGGCTCAAGGGCAAGCCACTGCGGCGAAACCTTGCAGGGGTCGTCTGAACGGTGTAACTTGCGCCGCATTGATTTACATACCCACAAGGGGGACGCGACATGAGTACGATTATCAAGGACAGCAACGGTCAACTGGTGCCTACGGTCGGCACTCTTGGTGTTACGCAGGTGTTTACCGTGACGAACAGCTCGGTGGCGAGCACGGCGTTTGGTGCGACGACGACGCTTGTGCGCGTTGCGGCGTCTCTCGGCCACTGCCACATCGCATTTGGCACAGCCCCGACGGCGAGCGTCACGACGTCTGCCATGATCCCAGTGAACGACGCGCAAATCTTTGCCGTCACGCCCGGGCAGAAGATGGCCGTGATCAAGGACGCCTCAGTTACATCGTCTACCGTGTCAGTGACGGAGTTCCTGTAATGGAATCATGCCCCGTTGAGACACACGATATTACGGCGAACCTGCGCAATCGCGGCAAGGCTATCGACAAGGCCAACTACGGCCCGATGGACCCAGAGCAGCGCAATGACCGCTTCTGGGCGATGAAGGCGCAGTCGTGGGACGTAACGCCGGACGAGGCAAAGACGCAGCTCTGCGGTAATTGCTCTGCGTTTAACCAGACATCTGCGATGATGGAGTGCATCCGCACCGGCATCGAGGGGAAGGATACGGAACGTGATTCGATGGACGTTATCGAAGCTGGCGACTTGGGATACTGCGAGATATTCGATTTCAAGTGCGCTGCTAGCCGTACGTGCGACGCTTGGATCGTCGGTGGCCCGATCAAGGATGAGGGCGATGAGGGCGACGAGGCCGAGGATGAGTACGAGTATACAGACGAGGACGATGAGCTTGCTGGTGCGATGATGGATGAGGAAGCGGCCTGATGGTTGCCAAGAAGGTTAAACCGTTTCGATAGAGAGTTAACCCATGACCAAGCCGATCAACTTATCCATCTGCATCCCGGCACGCGACCACGTAGACGCCGGGTTCGCTCACGATCTCGCGACGCTGTCTGCGCACTGGTACGGCGCAGCACCCGTCGGCTCCAAGTTCAACATCCACATGGTCAGCGGTACGTTAATCGCTGACCAGCGCCAGAAGCTCGTAAAGATTGCGCTGAAGGAAGGCGCTGACTGGATACTCTTCCTCGACAGCGATATGCGCTTTCCGAAAAACGTCGTGCATCGTTTGATGGCGCACGATCTCGACATCGTCGCCGCGAACTATGCGACGCGCAGGATGCCGACGAAGACGGTCGCGTTCTCGAACTTCGAGAAGCTGGAGTGCATCTACTGGGACGAGGCAACGCAAGTCCTGCAAGAGGTAGACGCCGTAGGTATGGGCGTCATGCTGATCAAGGCGCAAGTGTTCAAGGCGCTCCCGCAGCCGTGGTTCCAGATCGGGTACGCGCCAAAGAGCGAGGCGTTTGTGGGCGAGGATATCTATTTCTGCAAGCTGGCGCAGAGGCACGGGTTCAAGGTTATGATCGACAATGCCGTGTCAGCAGAAGTGCGACACATAGGCGTATTCGAGTTTTCGCATGAGCACGCCGAGGCCGAGCGTGACATGGACAGCATGGTTATGGCCGAGATCGAAGGGGCAGCAGCATGAAGAAGATGAGCAAGGTGCAGGCGAAGATGGGTCAAATTATGGGCGAATACAAGAAGGGTACGCTTAAGGCAGGCGTGAACCCGAAAGGTCCGGCCAAGGCACCGATGGCCAAGAGCCGCAAGCAGGCCGTCGCGATTGCGATGTCCGAAGCCGGAAAGATGAAGCGCAAGTGAAGCACTTCTACGAGGAGATCGAGGGCTGGTTTCAGTTCTCAAAGCCGTACCTTGAAGCCGTCGCGTCAGCTCGCGACGGTGCCGTGTTTGTTGAGCTTGGCTGCTGGAAGGGGCGATCCGCATCCTTCATGGGCGTAGAGATCGTCAACTCCGGCAAGGCTATCGAGTTCAACTGCGTCGATCACTGGAAGGGCAGCGACGACGTCCACCTCGCCGATCCCGAGATCAAGAACATCGCGAAGATATTTCGCGCCAACATGAAGCGCATCGACGGGTTGAACCTCGTCATCCACCGGGGCGAAAGCCCAGCCGCAGCCGAGAAGTTCGCCGACGAGAGCTGCGACTTTGTCTGGATCGACGCCGGTCACGACTACGCCTCTGTTCTGGCGGATATTAATGCGTGGCTCCCGAAGGTGAAGCGTGGTGGCGTGATCGGTGGCGACGACTACCCTATGGACGGCGTGGGGCAAGCTGTGAGAGAAGTATTCCCGAAACCAGAGATCGGCACAGAACGTGGCTGGTCATGGTGGCGCGTCCGAAAGGTATAGGCACATGATTAACGAAGCAGCACTCGGTGGGTACGATCCTGAGCTTATCCCGCAGCGCGTCCTGAACGACGACAGCGGTATGCTCGTACCTACGTCCGACCAGCCGATGGACGAGGAAGATTTCCGATATCGCGTTCGGCAGGCAATCGAGGACTGCGCAACCTATATCGACAGCTATATCGCGCCGGATCGCGAGACGGCGATGAACTACTACCTCGGCAATCTGTTCGGGAATGAGGAAGCTGGTCGCTCTCAGGTCGTGATGACCGAGGTGCGCGATACAGTTCTCGCCATGATGCCGAGCCTTCTGCGCATCTTTGTCGGAGGCACGAAGACGCTGGAGTTCGTCCCAAAGAGCGCTGAAGATGTCGAAGCCGCCGAGCAGATGACGGACCTCATCGACTATATCTTCTCGCAAGAGAATAACGGATTCCGCATCCTGCACGACGCCATGAAGGACGCGCTGATCCTGAAGGATGGCGTCCTGACGTGGTACGTGCGGACGGACGAGACGGTCGAGGAGTACAACTATTCCGGCCTGTCGCAGGACGAGGTCGCGTTTATCTTGTCTCAGCCGGGCGTCGAGATGATCGAGATGGTCGAGCATATGTCGATGACGCAGATGCAGACCAACGTCATCCCGATGGACCCGATGATGTCCGTCGAGCCGCCAACGATCTCGATGCGCGTGCGTCGCATTAACAAGACGCCGAAGTATGTCGTCGAGTGCATCCCGCCCGAGCAGTTCCTGATCGACAACGAGGCACCGACAATCGACGAGGCTCTCATCGTCGGTCGGCGCAAGCTCGCGACGGTGTCCGAGCTGGTGGCGATGGGGTACCCGCGTGAAGTCATCGAGGAGAACGCAGGCTCTGGCGGCTTCGAGATGAACATGGAGACGCTCGCACGCAACCCGGCAGACCAGTCGTTCTTTGGTATTACGCAGGGCGCTGACGAGAGCACGGACAAGGTCTACTACGTCGAGGCGTACATCCGCATCGACAAGGACGGTGACGGTATCGCCGAGCTGCACAAGGTCTGCACGGTCGGGAACGGCGCAGTCGTACTTCACGACGAGATCGTGCAGCAGGCACCGTTTGCGCTGCTGTCACCGGATCCGACACCCCACACGATCTTCGGTAAGTCTATTGCCGATCAGACGATGGACTTGCAGCTCATCAAGTCTGCCATTGTCCGCAACACGCTCGACAGCCTCGCGCAGTCAATCCACCCGCGCACAGCCGTCGTCGAATCACAAGTCAACATGGACGACGTGATGAACAACGAGACGGGCGCAGTTATCCGTATGCGCTCGATGGGTGCCGTGCAGGCTCTCTCGACGCCGTTCGTCGGGCAACCGGCTCTCGGGGTGCTTGCATACCTAGACGACGTGAAGACGCAGCGCACGGGCATCTCACGCGCATCGCAGGGGCTTGACGGCGACGTGTTGCAGTCAACCACCCGGTCAGCCGTGCAGGCACAGCTCTCGTCGTCGCAGGAGCGCATCGAGATGATCGCTCGCCTGTTCGCTGACGGCTTGAAGCGCTGCTTCCAAGGCTTGCTGAAGCTCGTCGTGCAGCATCAGGACAAGCCGAAGATTATTCGCCTGCGCAACAAGTTCGTGCCAATCGACCCGCGCAGCTGGGACGCGAATATGGACATGGTCGTCAACATCGCGCTTGGTCGCGGTTCAGACGACCAGCGTATGCTGTTCCTGATGCAGATACTCGCGCAGCAGAAGGAAGTGATCGAGAAATACGGCCCGAATAACCCGCTCGTAGACTTGCAGCAGTACCGCAATACGCTCGCGCAGGTGATCCAGTTGTCCGGGTTCCAAGACCCGTCGCAGTTCGTGAAGGAAGTCGACCCGGCTGCGGTCGACGCGTATATGCAGCAGATGTCGCAGCAGCAGAAGCCGATGGACCCGACCGAGATGCTGGCTCAGGTTCAGGCGAAGCAGATTGAGGCCGACATCCTGATCGCTGCCGCAAAGCAGGAGCTGGAGACGAAGAAGGCGCAGGCAGACGCGGACTTTAAGCGCGATCAGCTCATGGTCGACGCGATGCTCAAGGCGGCAGAGATCGAGGCGAAGTACGGATCACAAGTCAACATGGCCGTGATTAACGCCGAAGTGAACCGCCAGCGCACCGAGATACAGGAGATGTTCTCTCTCCAAGCGCAGCGCGAGCAGGCCATGCTGAATATGAACCAGATACCGCAACAGGCACCGGCACCGCAGATGATGCCGCCAATGCCTCCGCAGATGATGTAACAGGACGCAATGACCCCGCACGAACTCGAAGACATCTACCGCGCCGCTACGTCTCTTGCGAGAGACAAATCAACGGACGAAGTGCTGCGTCGCATGGAGCAGTCGTATATCGAGAAATGGAAGATGTCGCACCCGGATAGGGGCGACGATAGGGATGATGCGTACAGGATGGTGCGTGCCATAGGCGAGTTCAGAAACGAGCTAACTGCGCTGGCCGCAGAGCCGACTGTGACTGCTTTCAACCGCCGCTTGAAACGCGGCCCATAAGGGAGTATTTAAGATGGTATCAGCCGAACAATCCCAAGGCGGGGAACTCGGTGTTGCAGAAGCAGCAGCGAAAATGGATGCCCTACTGGGAGCCAAAGATGGCCAACCCGAAGCACCCAAGAGAGCTATTGCCCCTGCCGAGGCTCCAGAGGCCGAGGCGTCGGGGTACGAAGGCGAAGAGACTGAATCGGATGGGGCCGACCCAGCGTATGACGCTGCCCCGGAAGGTGAAGAGCCGGAGTACTCCGAGGATACCGAAGGCGCGGATACAGAACCGCTTCCGCTTGACGCACTCGTCACCGTTAAGATTAACGGCAAGACTGAGAACATCACGCTGAAGGAGGCTCTCGAAGGCTACCAACGGAACTCCGATTACACGAGGAAGACGCAGGCGCTAAAGCAGGAGGTGCAGACCTTCGCGCAGGAGCGTCAGCAAGTGGAAGTCGAGAAGCAGCAGTACGGTCAGCTCATTAATGCGCTGCACCAACAGCTACAGCAATTCGCGCCGCAGGAACCCAACTGGGAGCAACTGCATCGCGATGACCCGCTCAACTTCCCAATCGTCGAGAAGCAGTGGAGAGACTATAAGGAGCGTGTGGCTGCGACAGGAGCCGAGCGCGAACGTATGGCTCACATGGCCTCTCAGCAGGAGCAGGCGCAGCTTCAGCACATGGTCGAGCGTGGTAGGGAATACCTGTTCAACAAGGTGCCGGAGTGGAAAGACGCGCAGAAGTGGAACGAGGCAAGGAGCAGGCTTCGCGACTATGGCCAGAAGGTTGGCTATACGGACGAGGAACTCGGAGCCGCATACGATCCACGGGCGATCTTGGTGCTTGATAAAGCGAGACGCTACGACGCAATGATGGCCAATCGTCCCAAGCCAGACCAGTCTGCCGGGCCGAAGCCAATGCGTTCAGGCACTATCGCCAACACTCCACGCGCAGCGACGGAAGTCTCTCGTGCAAAGGATCGTCTCAGTAGAACCGGTAGCGTCGATGACGCTGCTAAACTTTTTGGACTTCTCGACAGGAGAAAATGATCATGGCTTCAGTTACCAACGCAAAGACGTACAACGCCGTCAATTCGATGCGCGAAGACCTCTCGAACATCATCTACGACATCAGCCCAACCAGCACCCCGTTCACGTCAAATATCGGTCGTGACACGGCTGACAACACATACTTTGAGTGGCAGACAGACGTACTCGCAGCCGCAGACGGCTCGAACGCAGCACTCGAAGGCGCAGCCGCCGGTGACGCTGACTTCGTTGCCACCAACCGCGTCGCGAACTACACGCAGATTTCTACGAAGATCGTTGCCGTCTCCGGCACGGCTCAGTCGGTCAACATGGCCGGTATGCGCACTCTCTTGGCTTATGAGCAGGCCAAGAAGGCAAAAGAGCTGAAGCGCGACGTCGAGAAGATCATCTGCTCGAACCAAGCAGGCAACGCAGGCAGCACGTCAGCTGCCCGTAAGACTGCCGGTCTACCTGCGTGGCTGATCACAAACAGCATCGCGAACTCAGCCGTCGTCCCTACGATGTCGTCTGCTCCAAACGGCTATCCGAATGCCGCGTGGACATCTCTCTCGACCTCGACTGACGTCGCCTTCACAGAGACGATGCTGAAGACAGCGATCCAGAGCGTCTGGACGCAGGGCGGAGAGCCAACAATCCTGATGACCGGTCCGTACAACAAGACCGTCGCATCCGGCTTCGCTGGCCTCGCTGCGCAGCGTATGTACAACGACTCAGCAGCTCCGCTGAAGATCGTTGCGACCGCTGACATCTACCTCTCGGACTTCGGTCAGGTGTCGATTGTACCTAACCGCTTCTTCGACGAGCGCTTCGCTATCGTCATGGACCCAGAGTACGCATCTATCTCGTACCTCCGCCCATACGAGACAATCGACATCGCCTCAACTGGCGATGCGACGAAGAAGGAACTCGTCGTGGAGTACGGCCTGCGCATCAAGAATGAGCTGTCCGCTGCCGCGATTGCGAACCTCACGCCGTCGGCTTAATCTGATCGGGGCCGGGTAACACCGGCCCCTATCACTTGAGGGGAGAGAACAATGGCTGAAGAATTTGCGCCTGGCGTGTTCACACTGGGCTACGACGGCTTCACCGGCGAAATGTCAAAGATGCACGTCGACACCGACGGCAAGATGCACTTCACGAACGAGACACAGATAGACGCGATTGCTGAAGAGAATATCGCAATCCGCAACGACGTATCTCGCACTGCGAAATCAGGCGACATGGTGCGAGTTGCTCGCATCCCGATGGCCGTACACTTTGACTTGATGCAGCGCGGCATCCTGCGCGATAATATCGCAATGCGACGCTGGCTGAAGTCTGAAGAAGCCGCTCCATACAAGACGCACTGGATGAACGGATGACCACAATTACGGACTACGCATCTCTCCAGTCGCAGATCGCGGCTTGGCTCAACCGGGACGATCTCACGGCTCAGATACCCGTGTTCATCCAATTCGTTGAGGCAGACATTAATACGCGCCTGCGCACTCGTGAGATGATTGTCCGTGCGACCGCCACCAGCTCGGCTGAGTACGTACAGCTACCGGCGGACTGGCTCGAGGCCATCAACCTCCATATCGTCGACGGCCAGCAGCCGATCCGCTTCGTGACGCTCGACGAGGCAGACCGCATCAACAAGCTGCAGAACTACACCGCGTCGACGTTCTACTCTCTGATGAACGGCGCAATCGAACTCGTACCGGCACCCGGTGACGACGTCGAGATCGAGATGATCTACTACGGCAAGGTGCCTGCGTTGAGCGATGCCGCGACGACGAATTGGCTGCTCACGAAAGCGCCAGACCTGTACCTGTACGGCTCTCTCGTACACGCCTCGCCGTTCCTGATGGACGATCAGCGGATTCCGACATTCGCGTCTATGTACTCGACGCGCTTCGAGGCTCTCAATGATGAGAGCAAGACGTCAACGCACTCCGGTGGGCCTCTCGTTGCCCGTACACGCATCACTTACGGATAAGGAGCTACCATGCCCGGCTTTACCAATTTCTCTGAGGACTTGGTCCTCGACTTCCTCTTCACGGCATCGACAGCCACTCGCCCGACGGCGTGGTATGTCGCACTCTACACCGTAGCCCCCGGCGAGGCCGGTGGCGGTACGGAGTGCTCAGGCACGTCATACGCTCGCCAGAGCGCATCGTTCACCGTGTCAGGCACAGCGCCGTCTCAGGCGGCTAACAGTGCCGCAGTCGAGTTCCCGACCGCTGGCGGTTCGTGGGGTACGATTGTAGCGGCAGGTGTGTTCGACGCATCTACTTCCGGCAACCTCCTCGCATACGCCGACCTGACGACGTCGAAGACAATCGACACGGGCGACGTCCTGCGCTTCAACACTGGCACACTCATCGTAACGCTGGACTAATATGGCGAACGGTCGTGACTATGGCTCATTCGACTACGGCATAGGCGTATACGGTCAGGCTCTGATCGTAGACGCCGAAGCTACTATAGTCGCGACGAGCAACTCGACCGCCGCACCAGTAGAGACATCAGCGGCAGCGGCAACGGCTGCGGTTCAGAGTAACGCCACGGCGACCGTGGTGCGCATAGAAGCTGCCGCGATGACTGCTGCGGCTACGAGTAGTGCGTCGGCGGCGGCTGTAACGATCAAGTCAGCCGCAGAGACGATCTCGGCAACGTCAAGCGCTTCAGCAGCAGCCCAGCGCGTGCGCACTGCGGCGATCACGGCTGCGGCTCAGAGTAGTGCTGCCGCCACTTCGATCCGCGTGCAGCCAGCCTCCGCTACGGGCGCGGCGCAGAGCGGCGGCACGGCTGATCCGTATGTCGTGCAGCTCGCTGCGGCTACCGGTGCGGCGACGTCTTCGGCTACGGCTGCGGTCGTTCGGATCAGGTCTGCCGCGATCACAGCCGCAGCCACCAGCTCCGCGAGTGCGGGTGGCACTGCGACGTATTCTGGTGTATTGAATATCGAAGCACAGAGTGCGGCAGAAGCGTCACCAGTGCGGATACTATTCGGCATCGCGTCGTCGATTGTCGTATCTAGCATGACGGCCAACGGTCGCTACTTGTGGGAGCCAGACGCGGTCCCCGCGGAGACGTGGTCAGCGGAGACGGTGTCGGACGAGATGTGGACGCCGGTGGGCAACTCTGGCGGTTCGTGGGCGGTGCTGGACGTGGCGAGCGATACTTGGACACCGGCGAGCACATCGCCACAGACATGGCAGTAGGAGATAACGATGGCCGATAGCTATACCGCAAACCTCAACCTGACGAAGCCGGAGGTCGGTGCGTCACGGGATACGTGGGGGACGAAGACAAACGCAGACTGGGACACGGTAGACGCGCTGTTCGCTGCGGCAGGAAGCGGCACCTCGGTCGGGCTGAACGTCGGCTCGGGCAAGACGCTGGCTGTCGCGGGGACGCTATCTCTCACGGGTTCACTAAACGGTGGCGGGACCATCAATAACGTCGCGATTGGTGCGACGACGGCTGCGGCTGGTACGTTCACGACTGCGACTGCGACGACTGGTAATATAACAACGGTCAACGCTCCGACCGTGGTTGGCGGGAGCGCCGTATCATCCACGCTGACGCTTAAATCAACATCCGGTGTCGGTACGTCCGACAGCATTGCGCTGAAGGTCGGCAATAACGGCGCAAC